TAATGAAGTTCAAAATATGAGGCTCGTGGCTATTGACTGCGTTGCTGATCCTTCTTTTAGCGAAGCATTTGTAAATGGTATACTAGAATCAAAAGAATGGGTGTTGAAGGACGACGGTCACTTTGAAGAGCATTACGATGCTTTTGAAAAATCTTTCTTAAACATACCTTCTAAAGAAAAACAACAATATTTAACAGAACAAATTATCAAATTTCTGAAAAATATTCACTAAGTAGTATAAATATATATAATGAATAAGACTATTCAAAGCAAGTGCTTAAAAGGATTTGTTGCTTCGATTCTCGAAGAAGATTACAAATTCTCTAAACTTTTTTTAGAAAAGGCCGTTCAGCTTAAAATAAAAGAACGGATTAAACAAGCAAATCAAAATAAAATTTTTAACCCATGAGCAAACAAAAATCACAATCGACCGGTAACATAATTACCGTGTTAAAAGAAGCGACTAACGGTCTTCTTAATGAAGAGTCTCTTCAAGCTATTGAATCTGCCTTTAATGAAGAGGTCGAGAAGCGCGCTACTCTTCGTGAGCAAGCAGCTTTAGAGCTTCAAGATCAAGAGTATTCTGAAAAGCTTATTCAAGTTTTAGAGGCTATCGATCGCGATAAAACAAGAAAGCTCGTTAAGGTAGTTGAAGCTATCGATAAGAATAACGCTAAGAAGCTCTCACGAGTGGTTAATAAATATAAAAAGACTCTTCATACCGACGCTAGAACATTTAAAGAGTCTGTCGTTAAGCACATTAGTGATTATTTAGAAGTTTATTTAGAGGAATTAATACCTCAACAATCTATTAATGAAGCGGTTAAAAATAAGAAAGCCTATACAGTGCTCGCTGGGTTGAGGAATCAGCTTTCTATCGGTTCTTCGCTTCTTGATGAATCTGTTCGCTCTGCTGTTATTGACGGGAAGCAACAAATCGATGCTCTTGAAGCTCAGCTTGACGAGAAAAATAAGCAAATCGAAACATTAACAGAGCATTTTAGAGCGGTTGCTGCTAACTTACTGCTCGAACAGAAGAGCGCTGGTCTTCCTTCCAAGAAGAAAGAATATCTTAAGAAAGTTCTTGGAAGCAGATCCCCTGAATTTATTAATGAAAACTTTGAGTACACTCTTAAACTTTACGATAAGAAAGAAAGAGAGCAACTTGAAACTCTTAAGGAAGAAGCCATGGAAACTCGTAGAGTTAAAGTAAAGGCTCCTTCTATTGAAGATATGATAATTAATGAAAAGGTAGATAGACAACCCGTTCGTCAGCAAAATATAAACGATATCTATCTTGAGCAATTAAATAAATATATGTAAGGTTTTTTAAACCCTTTATGTCGAGGCTCGCGAAGCCTGAACTAAGTGAAAGAATACGAAAAATATGAATAACTACATCGATCAAAATAGAGCGAAGACCCTTCTTGAGAAGTGGGCCCCAGTGCTTAACTATCAGTCTAAGTCTATTGCTCCTATCGAAGATGAGCGTACTCGTGTTAACACAGCTATCATGCTTGAAAACCAAGAGAAGTGGTGCCGTGACCCTGAAGGTGGTCTCCTTATGGAGAACAACTATTCTGGTAACGCTGGTGCTTTTGGCGGAGGTTCCTCTGTTGGGGGAATTTATAGCCCTTCTACCGGGAAAGTCACAAGCAACGATGGCTATGCTACTGGCGATGCTCGCCTTCCAAAGATTCTTATTCCGATGATTCGTCGTACTTTCCCTGAATTAATAAGTAACGAGATCGTTGGCGTTCAGCCAATGAGCGGCCCTGTTGGCCTTGCGTTTGCGTTGCGCTACAAGTATAATTCCGCCGGTCTTGGTACTGGTGGTGTTGATGGTGGCCAATCCTCGCCTGGCACCCATACTGCTGTCGGAAACGCCAGTGGTAGGGAACTCGGCTACCAATTCATCGATACTCGCTTCACAGGTACCTCGTCTAGCCGACTTTCCGGTGGTAGTGCTTGGACTTTCGCAGCTCAGGATCAAGGCGTTGCCGAGATTCTTAAGAACTGGGAAATTAACAACAACATCCCTCAAGTTGACATTTCGTTCGAGAAGACCGCCGTTGAAGCTGGTACCAGACGTCTTGGCGCTCGGTGGTCCGTTGAACTTGAGCAGGACCTTAAGAACATGAATGGTATCGACGTTGATGCTGAAATCACTAACGCTATGGCGTATGAGATTCAAGCGGAAATCGATCGTGAGATGATTGTTCGCATGATCCAAACCTGTCTTAACACCGCATTAGGCGTTGGGTACTCCGTTTGGTCTCCTGCTTCTGCCGACGGTCGCTGGTTAGTTGAACGAAACAGAGACTTCTATCAAAGACTTATTATCGAAGCGAACCGCATTGCTGTGCGTAACCGTCGTGGGGCTGCAAACTTTATTGTTTGTACTCCCCGGGTCGCCGCTATTCTCGAAATGCTTCCGGAATTCCAGTGGGTCCCGGTCCAAGGCAACGTGAATACTCAGCCTGTTGGTATTGCTAAGGTAGGTAATCTTGGTGGACGTTTCAACGTTTATCGTGACACTCGTACGGAAGTTCAAAATACTGGTAAATATGGAGACAATGGATATACCGGACATACCTCGGGCGTGGAATACGCGCTCCTTGGTTATAAGGGTCCTGAGTTCTACGATACCGGTATTATCTACTGCCCGTACATTCCTGTCATGGTTCAACGTACGATTGGCCCGAATGATTTCGCGCCTCGTGTTGGCTTGCTGACACGATATGGTGTGGTCGATAACATCTTCGGAGCTGATCTGTATTACCACATTATTATTGTTCAGGGACTTGGTGCGGCGTTTACGCCGGCTTCGCAATCCGTGTATTTCTAACTTGTTTAGAAAGAACAATTTAGAGAACCTAGTAAGAGAAATCTTACTAGGTTTTTCTATTATAGCTCATAAGGTTATTAACGCGAAAATATTTTAAATTAAATTTTTAAAAAAGTTATTTTTTAGTAGAAAATATATTTGGAGACCATAAATCTTATCTAGAAAGACTGAAGAGTTGTTAGTATTTAAAAGATCTACTAAATATTAACATGCATTGGTTTACATCTGATCTACATTTTTTAGATAGCAATATTGAGAGACATCATAAGCCTTTTAGATCGCCTGAAGAGTATTATTTTACCGTTATTAATAATATTAATGAGAAGGTAGAAGAAGATGATATATTGTGGGTTATTGGAGATGTTTTTATTACAGATTACTACGACCAAGCTAAGATGTATCTATCTAAAATAAAATGTAAAAATAAAATACTCATAAAAGGCAATCACGACACAGAAGAAAGAATACCTATTTTAGATTTATATTTTAGAAAAATACTCGACGAATGGGAGGGCGAGATAGAAGGTTTACAAATTTATATGAATCATATACCCTCTAAATGCCCGAAATCTAAATTCTCATTGACCGGGCACGTTCACGATGCTTGGAAAATAAGAAAAAATCTAATCAATGTCGGAGTCGATGTTCATCATTATTTCCCTATATCTTTAACCGATGTAAAATGGTATAAGGATAAGATGGATGGAAACGTATTTGATGAAGAATCTTATATTGATTAAGATACAGAAATACCGCCTCTAACTCCTGGGAGCATTTGTTTAAGCTGATCAGCAGTGTATTTTTTTGCTATTGGAGTATTGGCTAAATCTAAACTACCTCCTACTTTAAGACCAGTGGGTAATTGAGTTATTTGGGTATTTCTTAAATCTAATTGCCCTCTTACTTTAAGACCAGTGGGTAATTGAGTTATTTGGGCGTTATTTAAATATAAACTACCTCTTACTTCAAGATCAGCTGATAATTGGGTTATTTGGGTACTTGATAGATTTAAATTTCCACCAACTTTAAGACCAGCTGGTAATTGGGTTATTTGGGTACTTGATAGATTTAAATTTCCACCAACTTTAAGACCAGCTGGTAATTGGGTTATTTGGGTACTTGATAGATTTAAATTTCCACCAACTTCAAGATCAGCTGGTAGTTTGGCTATTGGAGTATTGGCTAAATATAAACTACCCCCTACTTTAAGATCAGCTGGTAGTTTGGCTATTGGAGTATTGGCTAAATATAAACTACCCCCTACTTTAAGATCAGCGGGTAGTTGAGTTATTTGGGTATTGGCTAAATATAAACTACCCCCTACTTCAAGATCAGCTGGTAATTGGGTTATTTGGGTATTAATTAAATATAAATCTCCCTGTACTTTAAGACTAGCAGGTAGTTGAGTTATTGGGGCATCATTTAAATCTAAATCTCCTTGAGATCCATTCTTAATATACTCTTCTACTTTTTTATAAGCTAACTTGACTTGTTGTTTCTTTCTATCTTCTACGCTATATTTTACTTTATAG